TGGCCTTCGGGATGGGCATCCCCATCCGCGCGGCCTGTTCCAGAATGTTCTGTTCAGTCGGCCCTTGCTCAAGCCCGTACAGCAAGAACCGGCTTAATTTTTTGCATCTTCCTCCAGGACGTCTTGTCGGAACAATGCGGCCTTGCTGGCCTGTTCCTGGATGTCCAGAAACAGTTCAGGGAGATCGGTCAACGTGACCACGACGTTCTCCCGGTTGAACGGAAGCGTTGCCTGTTTGGCACCGGGTGGGGCTTCAATCCCCTGGGTCCACTTGTCTTTCCCTTTTTCGTCGCGTCGTTCCCAGTTCAGGATGATCGCTTCGGAATAGACCGCGATCAGGATGGCATTGCCGCGCTCGTTGTCCATCGTGTCCGTCTGGATGGCGCGACGATACGGCTTGGTCTTTGTCTCAAGCAAGCGGATGAACTTCTTATTGGCGCCGCCCGCGCGTGCGATGGTGATGCGGAACTCACCATAGTTGAGAAGGATTCCGCTGGTTTCGCTTTCGGTGTCTGTAGAGAACTGTTCATACATAGACATTTGAGCTAGCTCCTCGGGTTGGCTCAATGATCCGGGAGGCCGGTGTTGGCCTCCCGGTAGTTAGTCCCTTATTCCGCGACTGTCGGGAGATAGTCAAAGAAGACCATCATCGTGGTATAGTCGAGGTTCGGGTCGATCAGAGCCGCAGTTGCTGCATCCATCGTAAGGGGCAGCGTGATCGGCTCATCCTGTTCGACTGCTGGGCGTCCATCACCCAGGGCGATCAGGGGGAGATCCAACACCCAGCCGGCGTTCGCCTTAGCAATGGCAAAGTCGAGCGTGATGTTGTCGTTAGCCTGGACCGAAGCCACCGCGTCGACACTGGCGAAGTAGGCGGTGATTTCACCACTAACCTCAAACGTGCCGGCCGTAACTTCGAACGAGCCTAGGGTACCAACCGCCTTATTCGGCGACAGGTTGTTGTTGATCGATACCGCGATCTCCTGGGCAAAGGCAAACAGGGACTCCGGGGCTTCAACGCCTGCAGTGATCGTCGCCAACTTAATGCGGCTGAAATCGCTTGAGGTGTTGAATGCATCGGCTTCCGTAAGGGCCGGCCGCGTGCCGGTCTTCAATGCCGTCGGTCCGTCTTTCGTGCTGTGTGCCGTACCGATGAACGACATCTCGGCGGTGAGCTTTTCTGCCGTCGGGATGTTGATCGTCATCTCGCCGGGGACTGCGCCTTCGACGTACTCCGCCTGGATTTGGGATGGCAACGCGCCGTCCGGTGCACCAAGCTGGCGTTCGAGGTTGTAGGAACGACGGACGATCAACTCGGACTGCTCATTCTTGAGAACGCGGCCCAGATAGATCACCAGATCAACCGATGAACTTGTCTCAACGGTCATCGTCGCATCGGACTTGTCGAGTTCCAGGGAAGTGTCGGCAATGGACCGGATGCGCTTCCAGCCATTGTTCGCCGTTGCCAGGAAGTCCGAAGCGGCTGCATCACCGCCGACGAAAATCCACTCACCCTCAACCAGACCAAGGTCCAACCAGGATGTGCCGACTCCGCCGGTAAACGTGCCGTTGGTGAAGATCAGAGTAGTCGCTGACGTATCTTCGGTAAAGGTGATCAGGTTGGACGTGACGCCCGAACGGATCGCCGTGAAGTCGACCGTGTTACCTGCACCGTCAACCGCCGTAGCGTCGGCACTGACTTCAGTCCCGGTGCCGTACAACGTGCCCTCGCCTGCCGTTCCCATAATCGCGGCAACGATGTTCGTGACCGTGTCCGGATCAGTGGAACCGATATAGATGTTGTCGGCAGTGTCGGTAAGCGGATCTTGGAAAGTGTAGACGCGACCGTTGATGGTCATCGTGTCACCGTGGAGGACCGTTGCGACGGTCAAGATCTCCGTACCAGCAACCGAACCCGTGTTTTCAAGAACGGGCAAAGCGCCAGAAACGACAACGTCCACTTCATCGGTGTTGAACGCATGCCCAACAACAACGATCTGAGCGTCTGCCGGGGGAGAAGCTTCAACAGTCAGGACACCGTCGACCACTTCGACCGAGACGTCCTCAACCACTGCAACCACTTCGTTGACCGCGTTATTGGCTGCGTTCGTGAAGTTCTGCCCTTGGATCAGGCTGCCAGGGATGAAGCCGGCTGTGGCTGCAACTTCGTACTCGTCCGGGTTGGACGTGTCGAGATCAACGGCCGTGACCAACTCTTCGCCTTTGCGTCGGAAGGACGCGAAGAAGAAACCCTGCAAGAGATCCTGCAGATTGGTCTGGGTGACATCAGTCGTGAAACCACCCGAACTATCCAGATCGGTGACAACGCCTTTCTTGCGCTGGCGACTGGCGTTGATCGGGTTCCGGGCGATGGTGGTGATCTCGCCGCCGAAGTCGTCATATTCATTCGGCTCAAGCGGGACCCAGATCGGGGTGCCGGGCAGAACGCCCAGGGAATCTTCCTCGGCATACCGGAGTCCGGTTGCATTGGAGTCAATTTTTGTAACTGCGGCCATTGTCCTAGTCTCCTGGTTTGTTCGGGGAAGGACCACATGGCCCCTGGTATACATGCAAGTGAAAAATCCACAGGTGTGTTATACCACAACCGTGGTTGCAGAGGCAACATACAATTTACAGTATAGCGCTTGCGCTATTTGACTTCGGTGTAGGTGAAATCCACCAGGACATTGACTGCATAGAACTCACCATCCGAGCCGGTCTCCTGCACCCGGACCTTGCGGAACCATGCGCCGCCTGCGCTGGCCACGCCTTCATATGCATTGACTGCGATCTGGGCCAATGCATGAGCCTCCGCTAGTCCTTCGCCCATCGGGACGAAGATCTGGACGGTCAATATACCTCCGCGTTCCCAGGTCTGAGTGCCCAGGGCGCCCGCTAGGGACTGCTGATTGCCCTCGTCGTGCTGGATGGTTACGCGTGCCCAAGATAGCGTGGTGGCCGGTGGCAGCACTATGCCGTTGATTGGCGCCACGTTTGGATAGGATACGAGGGTCGGGTTGGTTGCGCCCGCGTCCCAGGCCGCCTTGAAGATGGCCAGCATCTCATCCGTTGCGGCTGTGAATGTCAGGCTCATCGTCTCACTCCAATATAGGCTAGGACAACGGACGCGCCGGGCTTGAGCACTTCAATGGCGGTGATCTTCCACCGAACCGACGTATCCAGAACTTCCTGGAACACCGATAGGTCGACGGCCGCGCCGGGGGATACGATCATGATCTGATCGGACCGTTTGACCAAGTCGCTATCCACCAGGGCCAAGCCGAGCTTAGTCGCGCTGGATGGTTCGACGAACACGGCATCCACCACCAGAGTGCTATCTGGCACCGCGCGCGGGTCGGCCGCCCCTTTCCAGGGCTCCGCTACATTGGCCGGAGTCCGGTTGAACTCCACCAAGGTCACTGATCTGCCGTTCTCGCCGATCAGGCGCTGGGCCGTCGCGATGGCTGCAGTGTAATCGATTGCCATTATCTAAACGCCTTCCCTCCAGGCATGATGTACTCTTTCAGAAGCTGGTCGGCCGCCGGGTAGGGCGCAATGAGTTGGGTGAGTGCCGAACCGGCTTCGTATTTCGTCCGCGTTTCAATCGGGCCGACCTTTTCCATCTTCTCGGTGACTACGCGGCCCGTGGCATCGACGGATGGGTCAGTATACAGCAGTGCGACATTTGCGCGCACTGCGTACTCTGCACACGCTTCTTTAAGCTTTTCGGGGATGCCTATCACGCGGATGCCGTTCGAGTCGAACAGAACGCCACGTGGGAACTCGCGTTGCTGGGTCGCACTATCCAAGCCGTTCACGAATGCAACATCAATGGCGAAGTTGTCCATGACCTCGCTGAGCGGGGTGTCGTTGCCCGATACGCCTGAACTATGCGCTGTGATCAATATAGAGGTGGTCTCACCGTCCTCCAGGGCCGCCGACGCCTGATCATTCAAGACCAGAAACGAGCTACTGGTGACCCCTACACCGTCCGCGTTGCCGTTGATGGCATCGATGAGGCTGGTCGCACATATGGCGTCCGTTGCGCCGATGAGGATCTCATCATTGCCGAGCGTCGTGAGGGCCGCTTTCCAGGTGTAGGTCTGGCCGCCCAAGACGAACGTGTCATCAGCCGTCGGAACGCCACTAAAGCTCACCAGGGCCTGGGCATGCTGGCCTTGATAGCGGGTCCGCTTGGTGCCCTTAAACTTGGGTCCCCAGCGAGTGTCAATGTAATCGGTGGCCGCTATGATGGCCGCTTCCTGTTCAGCCGATGAACTGGTCGACCATAAGCCCTCGGTGACGCGATTGCGTGCCGTGAGGTAGGCGGTAACATACGCGATTGCAATGTAGGCGTTGGCATTGCGTACGCCGAAGCCGTTTTCAAGTACAAGTGCCACAATCTTTTCCTTAGTTGGTGTGGACGGTGTCTAGCCTCCGGCCAAAGTCACAAGACGAGAGTCGGCCAAGCGTGGCGTCCATGCAACGAACTTGTCGAAGTAGTTGTCTAGCTGATTGGCGCCAGGGAAACTACTGCCCAGGCTCAGTTGGATGATGGATTGAGTGTGGTCAACGGTTGCATCGGTGGTAACGGCTGCGCCATCAAGCGAGGCCGCCGTGCCATCGGGTGCGCCCCACGCCACTGCAAGCCGGAAGTCGTCGCCGTCGGCAACCGTGCCGAAAGACGTCGCGCCACCGGCAAGAGCGAGCCAGCGGCCGTCGGCGGCGTTGGTATAACCCCAGCGTTGGTTGTTATCGTCGCCAAACATGAGCGAGTGGCCGTTACCGAAGAAGTCCTCCGATGCCGTTGCTGCAAAGTAGAACGTTCCTTCAGCGCCGATCCAGGTCAGATCGGTGAACCTGATCACGTCGCCTTGCCGTGTGACTGCCCCGGTTGTCGTCGGGATGCGGCTGGTCGGACCGCCGTAGCGTTCGGACTGGGCATCCGAAAGGAAGATTGAAGAAACGCCATCACGATCAACAGCAACGGAACTGTCTGCATCAGCGACTAGGAACTCCACCTCGCCGATCAGGTCCGTGGTCGTGTCGAACGAGATATAGCAAAGGAACCAGCCGGTTGAGCCAAGTTCACGAACGCCGGACTTGATGTGGTTCGCGTCTTTGGTGCCAACCACACCCGTGTCAAGATCGAACCATGAGGTGCCGTTGACGCCTACGTCGTAACCACTTGACCGGATCGCGAGCCAGTTGAGTGTGTCCTTCTTGGCGATGACGCTGAAGCAGGTATCTTGGTTGATGATGATTGTTATTGGTTGTGACGCGCTAACTTCGCCCGTACCGCCCGCGCTGTCCGCTACAAGGCGGTCGGCCGTAACGGTCCCGATAGGTGCAAGGGTCGCGTTCGTGTCGACTGTGCCGTTGCCTATGGTCCATGTGGTGCCGAAGTCGCGGGACTGCAGGATGCGATTGAACCCGGTACGTTCAATGAGAACGCCACGATCACCAATGCGGAACTCACCGGCTGCGAACTCTGTGATGATACCATTGAGGCTCTCATAAGAGCCAACCGAGGTGCGCGTGATCGAGAGAATGTCGTCGATGGCAACGTCATTCACAAAGCCGTTGCCGACCCGGAAGTTGTCCGTCTTGAAATAGAGGGCCAGATCGGAGTCGGCATGATCATCGTCGATCCAGTCCGTTCCGATTGGCGCGTTGTTCAGGAAGTGTTGCGGCAATTGCTTAGCGTATGCCGAGAGCGGTTCGATCACGTCGAAGCCGCTCGGTGCGATACGTGAGGCTGACGGCACGTTGGTGTTCGTATTGCCCGCCGGTCCTAGTGCGAAACTGCCGTTTGCGTCTGCTGCCCAGGTGCCCAGGGAGCCGAAGGTCTGCGTGCGGGAGAACTCTTGAAGGAGGTTGTCGAACTCTTTGCCATTCAGCCACATACGGATTTGACCATCGCCGGGTCGGACGGCCACGACAATATCAAGCTCCAGCCCAGTAGGCCAAGGAGCACCGTTGTCGAAGATCACCGTCGCACCGTTGATCGCATCGTTCTCGCCGGCGGTGAAGCCAATGGTCTGGTCACCAATCCACACAGCAGCGCCCTGGCCGATATTGCCGAACTCGAACACGAGCCCTCTATGGACGTCAGCGTTCTCCGTGATCCGGATCGCGGTCTTGAATGTGATCGGCGCCGTCCGCGTGGGA